GCCATAGTACATCATATCTGTATCCATTTCGTCTACAAACTTAGCAATCATTGACGCAACTTTAGGATCAGCATCTTCTTCAATATTGTCGGTCATTTTATCACCGATAGCTGCTCCTGCTGCTCCTGGTATTGAACTGCCTACTGCTTTACCTATATTAGATCCTATATCAGCTGCTTTTTGGCTGACCTGTTTTCCAAGCCATCCCCCGGCACCTGCTGCTTTGGCAGCTAGTGCACCGCCTGCTTTGGCACCCAGGGCGCCGCCTTTTGCTGCTAGTGCGCCTGTTGCACCTGTTGCTGCACCTGCTGCTGAACCTAATGCGCCGCCTGCTAGGGCACCAATTAGTCCTGCATTTAAATCTTGATCGCCTTCTACATCGTCACGTCCTGGAATTTTTGGATCGTCGTCCATTGCTGCACGGAACTTATCAATATCAGTACGCATTGGCATCGGCATATCTGCCGGTACTGGTTTTGGCCCTACTCCTGCGTGTCCTTGCATAGCTGCAATCATATCTGCAATCTCTGCGCCTGTTTCTGCACTTATTGAAATAGTTGCAGCTTCATTTAACTGCTCTTTGTTTGCATTTTCAATATCAGTCATTTTCTGAATTAAATTTTTCATATTCATTGTATTAACCTCCGACGACCGCTTTACTGTTTTCTGTATCGCCAATATCTTGGGATTCACCTTGTGGTGCACCTGCTGCTGCATCGTGGTCGCGTTCTTTACGAGCAGTTTCTAATTCTTTTAACAAATCCATAACACGATTACCTGCTACGTCTTCCTGGGCAGACTCTCCGCCTAGTTCTTCTGTTGTTAACATAGCTTCGTATGGTTCATCGTCTTTGGCTTCTTGATATTCTTCTCTAGGATCATTCATATTGCGCACAATGATATGACTCTGATCTACTCCGCAGCATTTTCCTAAATATTCTTGTAGTACCTGTGAAGTAGTTGGATATTCTACTGTTGCTTCAAAATATGTAACTTCCATATTTTGTAATTGAGGAAAGTCTAATGGACGTTCTTGGATAGGTGTTTTCTTTCCTGACGTCATATTTGTTACGTTAAACTTCTTAAGGGCAGTTTCAAGCATGTCTACACATTCTTGTGGGCAATCGCCTGCTATGCCTATTTTAAATTCATAAGTCTTTTTAGACTCTAGTAATATATCTTTAAATGATCTCATTGCGCAATGATCCTATGTTTATATATTATTTATCTTTATCAAGCCCTTTAAGCTTCTCTAATAGACTATTTCTGTCTGTAACAACGTAGCCTTCGCCGCTTACAATATCGCCGTCAACTCCGCCTTCTTTGTCCATTTTTTCTTTTTTAAGTTGTAGTTCAACCATTTTCAGTTTTTTATCTAACTTGGCAACTTTAGCATCAAGACCTGTTTTTAACATTCCTCCTGCAACTTCGAAAACTCTACCACTATAACGGCTTTCAACATTCATGCCTAAATCCATTAGGTCTTCGTATGCTTGCATAGCTTTATCTGCAACTTCATTCAATTCTTTATCTGCCATTTCGCCTAGGCCTTTTACAGCAGGAAGTGCAGCATTGATTTTATCAAAGTCTGCAATATCTCTAAAAGTTTGAGCTTGCTCTATTTCATACTGTTTTTGATCTTCTTGTTGAGACTCTGCTTGTTCAACTATCTCTTTTGCATCCGGCAAATTAAGTAGATCTTCTAATTTTTTAGTCATTGTATTTCCATTATATGCTACTATTATTTATCTAAGGAGTGTATTCAAAATAATCTAAATCTTTATGAAAATGTTTTTTTATGCATCTAATATATTCTGTAGAATATTCTGTTATTGTTTTTTCTTTATAATTGTGTATTTGTTGTGTTAAAGGTTCATTACAATTTACTAATGTTTGTATTTGCATAAAATCTTTTTCCAAAGATTCGTATCTTAAAATTATATCTACACCTTCTATAAAATCAGTTTGACATTTTACATTTCTAAGTTTATTTGCAACACAATAATCAATGTAATAAACAATTCCTTTTTCCCATGCTTGTTGCAGGGGATAATAATAATTTTCTAACATGTCTATTTTATTTTGCTTTTTTGCTCTCCAAATACTTTTAGGTATTTTGTGTTTCCCCCAATTGTATAAACTTAACATTCTTGAATATGTGTTTCTTACTATTGTAAAACTAGTGTCATACTTCGTCGGTCTATTTCTTTCAATCCTTTCAGCTAGTGTAAGATGTCCAATTTGTTGATGGTGTATCTTATTTTGTTTCAACCAGGCCTGAACACTTGCTCCTGCTGTTTTAGGTATATGGACGAACGCAATTTTCATTTTCTGCGTCCATTATGAAATATATCATCCTCTGTTACTATACGGAAATATATACCATTTTGTTTACAATAGGCTCTAGCTGCTTCCCACTTAGCTTGATTTACAATCCAATGTGCTTGATTAGCTCTATTGCGTCCTACTTTTTCTTTGAGTGTTTGATTTTTTGGCTTGACTTCTATAAGTTCAACTCGTTGTTTTCCTTTGCGGTCACTATATACTATAAAGAAGTCAGGAACATATATTGTCTGTTTTCCGCTCAGCGGATTACGATATGGTATTTTTATAGATTCACTAGCCCATTTTGCTACACTTGGATGCTCATCGCAAAATTTCATAAAGGTAAACTCCCAACCACTTCTATATGTAGGAGTTCTATTGCCAATATATTTGTCAGGATTTTTTAGATTAAATTTACCTTGGGCAAATCTTGACATAGTCTCAGTCCTATACTATAATATTTCTTTGTTCGTATAATGACAGCACTGAGTTTTTCTTAAAGCCAATAACACTAGTTTTTGGTCTGTATAGATTTAATATTTGTGATATAACATTGTTTATTTCAACATCATTAAAACCTTTGAGAGTATCTAACAATTTGAACACAGGAACATTATCAATTTTTGCTTGTTGTAAAAAAATAGCTGCTGTGTTTATCGCAGACAATCTATCAAAACCTCTTTTCAAGAAATATGTTACTACTGCACTAACATCATTTGCATTATAACTAATTTGTTCCTTAAAATAGTTGTTGAAAATAATTTGTGTGTCGTCTAGCTTTAATGATTCAGGATTATTAGATTGCATTTTGTATTTCCAGTGCTGCTTTCATGAAAGTAAATATTTTATAATCGCCACTCAGTGCTTGTTCTTGTATATCTGTAAGTATAATAGACTGTTCACTTGGTGATAATCGTAAATAAGCTTCATAATCTAATCCTTCTACATACCCTGTGTTCAAAAGTTTTGCAAGAAAACTATTATATGCAGTGGGATTATCTGTAAGTAAATTATAAGTTGTTTCTGGATCTCCAGAAACTCTATCAACTTTAAGTATTGCATCAGGCAAGTTGTTAGATTGTGTGTCTCTAACAGGAATTAGATATCCGGGAATAGTGTTATTGGTATTAGGAAATATAGGGGTTTGGGAGAATTGCTGGCTGGTTATTTTGCCAAACACATCTAAACCAGGTGCATCATTAGTGCCAAAAGGTAAATTAAAATCAAAAATATCTTCAACTATTTTTCCTATTGTTGGTAAAACAAAATCAGAAGTTTTATTATTCACTGCACTACTTAGTGGACTAAATGTGTTATCATATCCTGTTTCTGCATCAGTAAAGTTTTTAGGTTCTCCATCTTCTCCTACTGTCCCGCTATCATAAAGCACACTTTCATAAGCAATAGTTATTGAGTTTTCATTCATTTCATTACCGCTTGAAGAATCTACAGAGCCATGTTCCCAACCTGAAAGTAAAGGATTAACAAGTGTATAACTGTACCAATTTTGTAGGCTCAATTGGTATATTTTAATCGTACTAAAAAACGGACCATCTAAAAAATTATTCAATCCATAGTTAGGTGTTATACTACTATATTTGTCTCTAGGTGCAAAGCTGCCGTCGGGTGTAAAAAATGATCCACCTAGGACGTGATTGCCATCTTGGAAATAAAATCTATAATATTCTTCTAGCATAGATCTTGTAGCACCTAGATTGTCATCATGTAATACTATGCGAATATCTTGATAGTCTATTCTCGTTTGCAGATTTTTCTTACGATTATACTGTTGTTTATTTTGTATATCTGCTCTATACGCAGGTAAGTCTGCACTCTTAACAAGCACACCTATTTGTTTGTTATATTCTCGTGTGTTAGAATTGAAACTGACATCGGCTGCTGGTTCAAATACAACATGATATAAAAATTTTACTTTAGGGGAAAATAAATGTCCGTATTGCGTGAATAAATTATTCGCATGACGTGCATCACGCAAATGTGTGTTAATTTCCCTAGGGATTATGAAACTATTCCACCAACTCATATTAGTATTTATCTACTTAAATTTGTGCGTACATAATAAAAAAGTAGGAACCTAAGAAGATTCCTACTTTCTTTATACAAGAATACCAGAATGTAAATATTAGCCAGTAGCTTGTGTGCCGCCGATAGCGTCTTGTGCAGCTCTAGTAATAGCTTCGCCAACGCCGCTAAACTGTTCTTCACTACCAAACTGAATTGCGTTATCGTAACGAATACTTAGAGAAACTGTAACAGCATCACTAGTTGCATATGCTAGTGTGTTATAGTTTGCACTTTCTAAGTAACAACCTACTAGTTGGAATCTATCAATTATATTAGAACCATTAGCGCCGTTACCACCGTCTAGTATTTCTATTTTTGTAATAAACTTATATGAACCACCTGACACAGCACTTGACTGCTCAAAAAAGTCAAACTGTCTTTGAAGTTGTTGACCAACAATCTTTTGAATGTTATTGTTAGCATCTTCACGTAGTGTTAATGTAATTGGTTCCCAGTTGTGCTTACCAGCAAGATATGTTCTTGAGTTGTAAGCATCTAATGTCATTTGTTCAAATGTTAAGTTTGGACGGGTGACATCAACAACTTGTCTAGTAATTTCGCGGATACCATCTGGGCCGCCTGTTGTTCCAAAGTTTTCAAATAAAACTCTAAAACGATATTGAAGTTTTGGCATTAGCAATGAACTGTTGCTGCCGCCCCCATCTTCTGTTGGGATTGAAATATTTGTTAATGTTGTAATTGGCATTCTTGTCTCCTGTTACAATAGTATTTATGCATAATAGGACGGGGTAATTTCCCCGTCCATTAAGTACGCATATTAACCTAGTGCCGAAATTTCTCCTGTGTTCTTAAGTCTTAGAGGAATGTAAATAAATTCAATTGCTTTGACTGGTTCAATAGCAACATCTAAGTACAATTCGTTTCTATCGATTCTAGCTGGTGTGTTGTTTGTTTCATCACATACAACTAAGAAGTCGTATACAGCTCTTAGTCCTACTAATTCAAGTAGCAATTGATCTGCTGCTGACTTAATTTGATCACGTGTTACTTTATCGTTTGGTTCAAACAAGTATGGTCTTGCTAGTAGTTCTAACTGACCTCTTAAGTATACAACTAAACGTGCAACATTTACTCTGTCTAGTGCAGAAGCGTTTCTTGCGCGAGTCTTTTGTCCAAACACAACAAGTCCAGCACCATTAATAAATGTTATCGGATTGATTTGGTTTGAATAAAGTGTATCACGCTGTCCTGTGTTCAACGAAACTCCTACAAATTCACCTTCATTGTTAATGTAACCTGAACTTGAAGCGTTTGTTACCCCGCCGCGTCTTGTACCTGCTGGTGCAAACCAGGGGAATGCCACTTGGTCGTTTAGCACTAGTGTGCGTAATGCCATATGACTTGGAGGAACAACTACATTATTACCAAAGTTGTCGCTGCTAAATCCGCTTGGATAATACATACCAAGATATTCATCTTTTGAAACTGCACCCAAGTCGTTATCTTCTAGTGCACCTCTAACATTGTTTGCCCACTCATTAAGTGATGTTGCATCAGGTGTTAAACGGAATGGTGTGTCACCTACAACAAATGCTGTCAAGCGTCTGTCATAGTTTAGTGTAATCATTTCACCTATTAGCTCTGGATAACCTGGAGCAGCAATTAGATTAAACTGACGTGATTCCTCATCACGAATATCTTGGTTACTGTTGACCAATGATTGTAATGCCTGTACAACTGACTTGCGTTGAGCAAAACGTCCAAATGTGCCTGAGCCATCTTCGTTATTACCTGAGTCAGTAACCCAACGGTGTGGGTAATAGCTACTCATTGGCTGATCAATTAAATCTGCTGGATCAGCACTTTGCGGATCGTCTACCTGGAAGCGTGTGTTTGATCCTGCTACATCAATGTAGTCACGTACAAAACGCTTTACATTAAATCCGCTTCTGCGAGTGTTCCAAAGCATCATACCTTTTGGATATAGTGCTGGATCTGGAGCATCTGGATCTAAATAATCATTTACAAGTAAGTCAGCAATTTCTGCTGGCCCAAATGGACCTGCTGTTGAGCCGCCTGACGTGCTCCAACGTGCATCTGCAAATAGCATCCCATTTTCAGTTGTTTGATCTGTTTTGTCAATTAGGACCCATTCTTCAGAAGTACCGTTCCAGCGATATACTAGTGGAAAGTTTTCTAAATCTGCTGTAGAAATCCAAAGGTCACCGTCGACTAGTGGACTTGCATCTGACTGCTCTGTAGGTGCAGCAGCACTTACTTTTGGTCCTGCTGGATCTGTGTTTGCGTAGTCATCGTTGTAATTCTGATATCCTACCCAAGTGTCACCATCGTGAATCATAATATCTACTTCGTCAACAACAGAACTGTACCAACGCTGGCCATCTTTTGTTAGTGCCAAAGGTTCAGTGCTAGATGCTGTATATTCTAGTGGCTTCCAGTTTGACGCAATCAAATCATGTGTAGCATCGCCTGTTGGTGCATCGAGCAATCCTGGTGTAGCTGTGTCTTCATTAGAACCAGCTGCGTTCAACCCTTCCATGCCCATTTGTGCAAATAAACCGTCAGTGTCAGCAATTCTAATTTCGCCGCCTAATTTATGTTCAATTACAACCTTGTTAGAAGCATTCACATATGCAACGATGTTTTGAAAAGCTGCGCTGTTTATAGCACTAGCAACAAGCTCAGCATCATCAGCATCTCCTATAATAGCTATTGGACCTACTGTTTTAGTTGTTAGTGCTGCGCTATTAACCACTGTTTCAGCTAAGTCAAAGCTGTATGATCCTGCTGTCATTGCACTAATAGTATCTGATACAACTTGTGTAGCACCTGATCTAAATCTGTACTTGACTCTGAAATCTGCTTCTACTGGCGATGCTTCTCCAACGTTTGCATCTACATACACATCTCCTACGAGTAAGTTGGAGCCACCACCTGTTTTATCAAGTGCAAAAATAGCACTTTCATTGCTTGTATACATTGGTGCAGATACATTTGCCCAAAGTTGTGTGTCTGTGCTATACTGTTTGATTCTCCAGTTTGCACCACCATTTGGCGCTGTAGTTTTAATCCATAAGCTACCTGTTGGTGCAGGACTTGTGTCTGCAACTTTGTACTCAGGTACACTTGTATGTGGTGCAATTGTTGCTCTTGGAGCACTGTATGTACCTTCTCTAATGCCTAATGCGCCTACTCCGCTTGTGCCTTCAGTTTCAGATAGCAATGAACCACTGCCTCTGTTCAAAACAATATCAACTCCAGTTGAATAAATTTCCAAAATTCCGTTATGTGCTGCTGCACTAATTCCTGCAGATGTCAGTGCTACAGTGCTGTTTATTGCTGCTACTAAATCAGCAATAGCGCCTGCGCCACCTACTGTAACAGTAGTACCATTTATAAGCATTGTGTCTGCAGGGTTCATTACTGGACTTTTAGTTGCTGCTTCAACTGCTGGCCAGCTTGCTTTCCATTTTGTACCAC